CGGAACACCGCATCGCAATGCGGGGCCAGCAGGGCGCGCACGTCGGCCGACAGGTTGCCGGAGACGCCGGAGCCATCCGTTTCGAAGACCATGCGGCCGAGGCCTTCAACCTCGCTCACCTTCTGGAAGTGATTGTCGCCGCAAGCGTGCCAGAGGTTGTTCACGGCGATCAAAGCCGCGCGCTCAACATCGGCGGGCAAGGTGCGGTCCGTCTCGCCGGGCATGGCGTATCCGGCGAGGTAATCCACGGCGCAACGGCCGGACAGCCATGCGATGCGTCGCCCGTCCGACTCGACGCGATAGAGCAATCCGGCTTCGTCCGCCTCGGCGCATGTCGGGTCCATCGACACGCCGTTGATGGTCAACGCTGCGATGCTCAGCACGGGACGCCGGGTGAGGATGAGGAAGGGCGCGGCGATTTCGAGGTGAAAGGTCTCTCGCACAGTCTCCCTGGCGAAGGCGCGACCGCACCATGCCGTGATTGCGGCGCTGGCTTGGTCGATCAGCATTTCGAGAAGGGCGTCGTCTTCGCTGCTTGTCGGCTTTTTCTGTTCCGCCTTGACGGCGGCGAGCGTGGTCAGGCGTTGCGATGTGGCGGGGGTGAGGATCGTCAGCATGTCACGCCTTCATGAAAAGAGGTGCGGCCTTGCATCCTTGAACGGAGATAATTCCCTCTTTCGAGAGTGGGGAGCCCGCAAGATGCTTTTCGCTGTTCGGCTGGCCGCGTCGCCGTCAATGTCCGCTCCCCCAAGTAAAAAGTGCGGTCGCGCGTCTCGGGTGAATTCGAACCCTTTTCGAGGGCCGGAGGGCCACCGAGACGCTTCCGTTTTCCGGCCAACCGCGAGCCGTCACTTACCGCCCTCCGTCCCGGGTCACGCCGCCATGAGCAGCGCGCGAACGGCTTCCGCCTTGACGACCTGTCCGCCGACGCGGCGGCGCGCATGGAAGCGGGTCATTCCGTTCGTCGCGCGGGTGTAGGGGTCGCGAAGCAGGGCCAGCGTCACGCGGTCGACGATGCGATAGGAGCTGAACATGTCGCCGAAGACGATCGGGACGGCGCCGGCGGCAATGTCGGGCATGTCCGGCACCTCGACCACGGGGCGGCCCATGAGCGTCGCCGGCTGGCCTTCGGTCATGCTGTCCGCCCACAGGAAGCGGCCGGTCGAGTCCTTGAGCGTGCGGATCGCGCCGATTGTGGTTCGGTTCATCATCCACACGCCACGGCTCGCATAGGGTGAGGGCAGCTTATAGATGAAGCCGGCGAGGGACGACGCGAAGGTCGACTGCTTCGCCGTCGTGGCCAGATCGTCGACGCCCGCATGAACTTGAGTGATCGACGTATCGGCCATGAAGCCGAACGGCTGGCCAGTCCCCGTGCCGTTCACGAAGGCCGCGCCTTCCGCCCGGCCGAATTCCTCGGCGAGGTCGACCGCGACTTCCGACGCCACGTCATAGGCCGCGTCTTCCAGAAGCTGGTTCGAAACGTCGATGTAGCAGGCGATTTCGTGAGGGGTGAGCGTCGCCTGTCCGTAGGTGATTTCGGTTTCCTGTCGGTCGCCGGTCTCGGTCACCCAATGCGCGGTCGGCGCGCCGGTGCGCTTCGGAATCTTCACCTCGGGGCCGCTCAGCGACATGACGCGGGCGACGCCTCGAACCGGCGAGAACTGGACAAGGTTCTTGAGGATTTCGGCGGCGAATTCCGGCGGAGCGAGAACGCTGGCGTTCGGGTCGCTGACCGTCATGGCCTTGGCTTCGAGCCCGAGCGACTTGCGCTCGGCGTCGGCAAGAGCGGCCGTGCCGGCGCGAAGGTAGAAGTTGAAGCTCTTCTTGCGCAGCGCCTTGGCGTCGTCCTCGGGCGAGGCGATGGCGCCGGGGCGGGTCATCTTCAATTCCAGATCGTCGGCGCGCTTCACGGCGTCGGCGAGGTTCTTTTCAAGATCGGTCATCTTGGTCTTGAGGTCCGCGTCTTCGGTCGCGGCGTCCGTGGTCTTTTCCATGTGCTTTTCCTTTGAGGTTGCGGCGTCCGCCGCCTTGACGCTCGCCAGCCGCGCCCGATCGTTCATCGGGCTTGTCACGAACGAGACTTCGCCAAGGTGCGCGGCGGTGATCCGCCGCACGCCCTGGGCATTCCGGGTTGATTGTTTGGTGTAGAAGCCAACGGACAGGCCCGTGACGGCGCCGATCCTGGCGAAGGCATGGGCCTCCCGGCCCTTCGTCGTTTCGAGCGCCAGCCGGCCCTTGATCGTCAGCCCGTCCGCCGTCTCGGCGAGGTGATCGATCACGCCGATCGGCTCATCGGGGTTGTGAGCCCACAACAGCGCCGGGCGCGTGCCGGCGCTCTTGTGCTCGGCGAGGGACGACGCGAACACGCCCGGTTCGAACACGTCGCCGCCGTGATCGACGTTGCCATAGCCAGCCGCCAAGCCTTCGAATGCGCCCGTGTCGCCGCCGGAGAATTTCAGATCGAAGGCGAGGTCTTTCGTCTCTTTCATGGGGCGGCGTCCTTTGCCGGCGCGGGGTTCTGAGTGTTGAGGGGGAGCGTCTGAACGCTGCGCATTGGCACGTCGCCGCCTTCGACGGGGGGCAGGCCCTCTTGCTCGCGGGCTTCGTTGAGAAGCAGCACGCCGCTTTCGATGCCGGTCTTGTAGGCGGCGAAGCGGGCGGCCATGTCGGCGCGGGCGAAGTTCGCCGTGTCGAATTCGATTTCGAGTCCCGCGTCGCGCTCGGCTTCGCTCAGCAACACGCGTTCGAAAGCGTCTTCGCAGAGTTCGAGGATCGGCGTCACGGTTCGGTCGAGGAAGGCTTGCGCCAGGTGCTCGGCGTTGTTGAGCGTCGCTTTTTCGAGGTCGCCCAACAGGATCGGGGCGATGTTGAGAAGGCGGGCAATCTCCGTGATCTGAAACTTTCTGTTTTCGAGGAACTGGGCGTCCGTGCTCGCAAGCTGAAACGCTTCGAATTTGACGCCTTGTTCCAGCACCAGCGTTCGGCCTGCATTTTCGGAGCCGCCGAACACAGAGTCGAAGCTGTTGCGCAGCCGGGCGGCAAGGTCAGCGCCGAGCGGCTTGTCCGTCGTGAGCGTCCCGGCCGGGCGCGCGCCACGACCGAAGAGCTTGGCCGCATGGCGCTCAAGCACGGTGGCGAGCCCGATCGCCTCGCCGCCGAGCGAGACAAGCCCGAGGCCGCGCACGCCGTCGGCGGTCAGGTTGCGGATGTGGATCACGTCGGCGTGGCCGAAGGCGCGCGTGCCACCGCCCTGCATCGTGACGGAATAACCCGGCTCGCCGGTGAATTGATCGATGGTGATCGAACAGGCGCGCGGATCGATGCGATGCAACTCGCGCGGCGCGCCCCGAATGCGGGAAACGAGCGCGAGCCCGTTTCCGTGCAAGAGCATGTCCTGAACGAGCAATCGCCGGAATTCCGTCTCGCCCGTCCACGGGTTCGGACGCTTGAGCAAGCGGGCCACGGGATGGTCGCGGACTTCGACTTCCTCGCGGCCAGCCTCCCCTTCGCGGTAGAGCTTGACGTCCAGCCCCGCCACGGCATCGGCAATCAGCCTCACGCCCTGTTGGGCGGCAGGCGTGCGCAGCGCCGCGAGCGCGTCGACGACAACGCCCGTCGCGGACGGGGCGACGCCGAAGATGGAGAACACATCGGGCGAGGACAGCGGAGCGGATGCCGTTGTCGCCTTCGTGCCGAAGAGTGATTTGAAGCGTTCGAACATTGCCGATCACGGCAACGCTTCGCGTTGGTTGGGTCAATCCGGGCGGCCTGTTTCAGCTTTCCAGTTGATGGCGCGAGATGGATGCTAATGGATCGTGCGGCGCTTCATGGCCTCTATTTCGATCCGTGCCAGCCGCTCGGCTTCGGCGCGATCATGGCCGCCGTCATATTCCAGAATCGCCGCGCGCTCATGGAAGGCGTAATCCCAATCCTCCGCGCCCCATGGCGGGGAGGGTTGCTCAGGAAAAAAATTCTGATTTCCCTCAGGATCGGAACCGACAAAACCAACACAACCCCGCTGGTCGAGGTCGTTGACCGGAGAAAAAATTTCGCATTCGCGCTTTTGAGGAACCGACAAAACCGACGAAACCCCCTCCGCAGAGGTTGTGTTGGTTTTGTCGGTTAGCGCTGGAAGCGATTTCACATTTTTTTTGTTCCGCGCGAGTTGAAGCCAGCGGCCCATATCAGCCCTCGCAACCAAGCGCCGGATTCCAAGCGAAGGCCGTCGAAGGCCGGCCGCCATGCGGTCCAGTGGCGAGAGAAACTTGGCGGCAATGATTGGTCGTGACGAGCAAGTCGAGAGCAGACGCAACGGCGTCTTTGTCGGTGAGTCCCGCCCAGGCCTTCACCTGCACATCGCGGGCAGTGAACGAAGCCGGCAACAGCTTCCTTCGTTCCAGGATCAGCCGCGCACCCGTTTCGGCCATGACCCCGCCAGCGGCGTAAAGCCGCTTTGCGTGCGTCAGAAGGTATTCGGCCCAATCCAACGCCCGCGCCGTCGCCTCGGTCGTCACGGCGCCATCGCCGCCGTCCGTGAGATGGAAAATCAATGCGAGCGACGCCACCGTCTTCGGCAGCTTGAGCATATGGCTTTCCAGCACGCTCGACAGCCGGCCGCTTCGCGCCTCCGTCTGAACCTCGGTCATCCATTGTTGGAACAGTTCCTGTGCATCGGCGGCGAAACCATAGGTCTCCGGCGTCTCGATTCCCGCCGAGCGCTCATGAAGGCGGCGGAACACGGCGTCGAACCGCTCGCGAGCTTCGCGATCGGGGGCGCGGTCGATCCACTTCCAATCGAGGGGTTCGTCCGGCCATACGGTGAGTTGAAGGCGCTGAATCAGGCCGTCGTCGTTGGCGCCGGTCATGGCTCCGCGCACCAGAGGCGCGATGCGCGACGGCTGGATGCCGCCGATCATGCTCAGCGTTGCGGTTTCAATGTGGATCGTGCCGCGTCCGATCCGGTCGTAGGTGAAAGAGCCGTCGCCGTTGAAGGCTTCAAGATAGAACGCGCGCTCGCTCTGATATTCCTCCGCGTGCATACGGGCGATGAAGCCG